ATCTATAGTTATATATATATTATTAAATAAAATATATTATAATAAATATTATAAATATATTAAAATACAAAACAAAGAATTAATTAAATTATATTATTGTATTAAATCATTACATGAAAAATCAAACAAAGAATTATATACAGTTGATGAACTTGAAATAGAATTTCTAACTAACTATCCTTTCTTAAAGGATGTTGAGAAAGAAATCTACACAGCAATCTTTCGTAAATTACGTGAAGTAGTTTTAGATGAAGACAGGATACAAGACTATTTAGAAAAGCAACGTGAAGCTGTGCTTGCACGACAAGTAGCAGAACTAGCGTTAGAAGTTACTGAAGGTACTAAATCTTTCTCAGATATTTTAGACCATGTTTCTAAGATTGATGTGGAAAGACCTATTGTAGATGACATCACTTTTGTTTCTGATGATTTAGAATTGTTATATGATCAACAGATAGCAGCACCTGGACTACGTTGGAGACTAGACTGTTTGAATAAATCTCTTGGTAGTCTTAGGAAAGGTGACTTTGGATTTATCTTTGCTAGACCTGAGACAGGTAAGACTACATTCTTAGCAAGTGAAGTTACTAACATGGCTTCACAGACTGATAGACCTATCTTGTGGTTTAACAATGAGGAGCAAGGTGAAAAGGTAATGCTAAGGTGTATCCAAGCTTCGCTCGGAGTTACACAACCACAGCTCTATGCTGACCTATTAACTAACAAAAATAAGTTCTATACAATAACCAAAAAGAACTTAAAGATTTACGACAGTGCATCAATACACAAACATGACGTAGAAAGAATCTGTGAAACAGTTAAGCCAGCACTAATCATCTTCGACCAGATCGACAAGGTTAAAGGTTTTGATGGTGAGCGTACTGACTTAGCATTAGGTTCTTTATACCAATGGGCAAGAGAGTTAGCTAAAATCTATTGTCCAGTAATTGGTGTATGTCAAGCTGATGGCACTGGTGAAGGTGTTAAGTATCTAACTATGGGTCATGTAGCTAACGCTAAGACAGCAAAGCAAGCAGAAGCTGATTGGATACTAGGCATTGGTAAATCAAACAACGAAGGAGAAGATTATACAAGATATTTTAACATTAGTAAAAACAAACTAATCGGTGATAATGACACATTACCTGACATGAGGCATGGACAAATGTACACAATCATTAAGCCACAGATAGGACGATACGAAGATGGACTCTACTGAGTTAATCCTTGACGTAGAGACAACCACCTACGCTAAAGGTAATCCATTTTCTAGACGTAATAGCCTATGCTATGTAGGCACTCTAAGTAAACAGGAGAAACTTTATGATGTAGAATATTCAGAGAAACCTTACTCAACAGAGTTGCTAAACATTCAACAAGACGTAGACAGTTGTGAAACAGTAGTAGGCTTTAATATTAAATTTGATTTACATTGGATCAAGAAGTATGGTATAATATTTACCAATAAACGAGTATGGGATTGCCAGTTAGTACATTTTATTTTGTCTAACCAAAAAGCTACTATGCCTTCCCTTAACGATGTAGCTGCACACTATGGTTTAAAACCTAAGCTAGATGTAGTAGCTACGGAGTATTGGGATAAAGGCATTGACACTAAAGATATTCCTAAAGATGTTCTAGAAGAATATCTAAGTGGAGATTTACAATTAACAAAACAAGTGTACGAAAAACAAAAAGAAGAGGTAGCAAAGCTACCGATAAACAGGCAACGCCTGATCAGTCTACACAATCAAGATCTACTAGTCTTAGAAGAAATGGAATTTAATGGCCTATTATACGACGAAGAGAAAAGCACAGAGTTGGGAAAAGAAACACAGCAGCACATTGATGAACTTGATAAGAAGCTTAATACAATTGCCCCTGTTACTGGGTTTAATTGGAATAGTGGCGATCACCTTAGCACTCTACTCTATGGTGGAAGCCTTACAATCCCTCGTAAAGAAGTTATCGGGGAATACAAAACAGGAGTAAAGAAAGGTACTGTTAAGTATGGATGGGTTGATTACACATATAATTTTGATAGATTGTTTAATCCAATACCTGGCAGTGAACTAAAGAAAGAAGGTTTCTACTCTACAGATGAGCAGACCTTAAAGAGTTTGAAGGGTAACAAAGAAGCTAAGAAAATCATAGATAGTCTTCTTGAGCGCAGCTTATTAGAAAAGCGTCGAGGTACTTATTATGATGGTATCCCTAAGTTAATCTTTGAAATGGATTGGGAGCAAGGTAAGATACATGGACAACTGAATCAATCAGTAGCTCGGACAGGTAGACTATCTTCTTCTAAACCTAACCTTCAGAACTTTGATTCAAAAATTAAAGAACTTTTTTATAGTAGATATTAGGAGAACGTATGTCATTAGTAAAAGATATTTATGAAAAGATTGAGTCTGACTTCTACTTTGCAGATGATTTTGGTATTGCACATAGAGCTAAAGCAGATGAGATTGAAATGGAAGCTCACTTGTATGGAGTTATCCATGATTTTGAAAACTTAGTTAAAGAATATGGAGCACAAACAATTGTAGAAAACTTAAACAGCTACACATTACAAGAACTGGAACAGGCAATTGCTAATCCAAAGTGATGCAGCAGCTCTAGAATGGCGTTGTGCTGCCTTCTTAAGTCAAGACAAAACAGCGTTAGCTGAGATCTGGAATAATGTAGACCAACACACTGATAACCAAACAAGGTTCGGACTACCTGATAGACTTACTGCTAAGAAGTTTGTGTTTCGTTTGATTTATGGAGGCAGTGCATATAGTTATGCAAATGATCCTGACTTTATTCCTACAAGTCGTAGTGAAAAGTTCTGGCAAGGTGTGATAGATGAGTTCTACACTAAGTATAGTGGACTACATAAATGGCACACCAAGCTAGTACAAGAAGCTACCTTGACAGGTAAAGTCCTTTTGCCTACTGGACGTGTATATGAATTTTCTCCAGTAAAAAAGAATGGACAGTGGGTGTGGCCTAGAACTACCATACTAAACTATCCAGTACAAGGACTAGGTGCTGACATAATGGCAATAGGTAGAGTGTCTTTATACAATAGACTTAAAGCTTTTAACCTTCCTAACATTAAGTTAGTCAACACTGTGCATGACTCCATTATTATAGATGCTACTGAAGACCATGTAGATATGTTAGTTAAGCTTAACCATAAGGTATTTGAACGCATTCCTGCTAACTTTCAAAAACTATTTGGTGTAGAGTTTAACGTACCAATGAAGTGTGAGGTACAAGTTGGAAGTAATTGGAAAGAAATGGAAATAGTTAGTTGACATATAATTTATATATGTTATAATATTTATACCTCTAGAGAAAAGGACAACAGATGATTATTACATTGATTGATGTTAGTGAACCAGCAACAACAAAAACTGCACGAGGGCAGTATCAATCCCTCGAAGTTAGTTATAAGAATGAACAAGGTCAAGTGCAGGGTAAAAAGATTATGTCTTTCGCAAACCCTGCAGTATTTAAGTCGATCCAAGAATTTACAAAAGGTGATCGCCTTGACGTAGAAACATTCAAAGATGACAACGGTTATTGGCAATGGAAATCAGTTAGTTTAGAAGGAGAAGGTCCAGTGGCAACAGCACAAGTAGGTACACCAGCTAAGGCTGGCACTAAAGTAGTAGGTAGTAACTATGAAACATCAGATGAACGTGCTCGTAGACAAGTGTTAATTGTACGACAATCTTCTCTATCAAATGCAGTTGACATTCTATCCGTCGGTGCTAAGAGTCTAGACAAAGCAGCAGTGTTAGAATTAGCAGAAGAATTGGAACAATGGGTGTTACGTACAGACGCAGTTAAAGGGCTAGGCGGCATTGATGAAATGGACTCCGACATTCCTTATTAGAACGATAGAAGTAATAACATGCTTCCACATAGTAGCTAATGTGTGGAGGCACTGGTAAAAAGGGCAATGGCTGAAGTCCTTAAGGATAGGGGGTTCCTTGTCGAAGAAGCCGCTAATAACTAGGAGATAAAATGATAGCTTTGCTAGACGGTGATATATTTACTTATAGAGTTGCATGTACTACAGAGAATGAAGATGAAGGTATCGCTGTCTGGCGAATAAACGAAATGGTAGAGCAATGCTTACAAGATGTTCAAGCTACTGAGTGTTTCATATACTTAACAGGAGTAGATAACTTTCGTAAGCAAATCTATCCAGAGTACAAAGCAAATAGAACTCAGCCCAAACCTAGACACTTACAGTTCTTGCGAGACTATCTCACAAAAGAATGGCAAGCTGAAGTTGTCAACGGTATGGAAGCTGATGACTATTTAGGTATCAATCAAACAGACAAGACAGTAATATGTTCTATAGATAAAGATTTGTTACAAGTACCAGGACAACATTATAACTTTGTAAGAAAAGAACACACAGAGATAGATGAGTTCACTGGCCTTGTAAACTTTTATACACAAATGCTAGTAGGAGATCGTAGTGATAACATAAAAGGAATTGACAAGATTGGTCCAGTAAAAGCAGCAAAAGCATTAGCTCCATGTGAAACAGAACAAGAGATGTTTGATGTAGTTCGAGGTATGTATCTCAACGATGATTGGATGGTAATGAATGGAAGATGTCTTTACATTAAAAGAACTTTAACAGACGATTGGAAAGATACATTCGATGGACTCACCAGTAAAGAATTGGACGGAGGGAAGGTTTAGATCTTTCGTTACCTCAACAATACGCAGTGGATTTAGAAGATACCCTCCTAAGTTTGAAGTCTTAAAAGAAGCTGCAGTAGGTAAGAAAGAAAATAAAAAGTCTAAGAGAATGGCAATGCACTACGAATGTAGGAGTTGCAAACAGCACTTTGTTAATACAGAAGTACAAGTAGATCACATCCTACCTGTAGTAGATCCTAAAAAAGGTTTTAGTAATTGGGATACTTTCATAGAAAGATTATTCTGTACCAAAGAAAACTTACAAGTGCTTTGTAAAGCTTGTCATAAAGACAAGACTAACTTAGAGAAAAAGGAAAGAACTAATGAAAGTAACAAACCTAAACAAAGACGAACAAGGAAATCACAAGATTAACATTCAACTTTCACAAGAAGAAACAGAGTTTTTAATTAACTTAGCTCTGGATTACCTAGTAGAAAAAGGATGGATAGACTTTAGTAAAGATGAAGACTCCACAATCAATATGGAAATCTTAAAGAATCTTCCTCCAGAAGCATTTGGTAAAGCCTAATGGGAGTAATTCTTAATGACTTGCCTGAGAAACATCCATTAAGAAATACACCACTAGGTAAACTTAATGCTATCTATAGGTGGAAAAAAGCCAGTGAAAAAGCTCAGTGGAGAACAGTTCATGTAGGTTCTCCTAAGTTAGTTAATTCTACCTACAATGAATTAGGTGAAGCTTGGACTAAATATGACTGGTGGGTTACAGAAGATTGGGATGAAGATAGAATAGATAAGATAGGGTCTAATGGCAACGAAGGTTTACATTATATTTTAGGAGATAAAGATGAAGTATGAAGATGAATTTATAGCTTGGTTATACGAAACATGTAATATAGGGAATGGTGATACCTTAATTGCATACTTAGAAGATGGTGTTTCTTACGATACATTCTTAACAGAGATGGGATTAGAAGATGAGTAAACATTTAATTATCCCTGACTGTCAAGTTAAACCTGGAGTAGACATTTCTTATTTGAAATGGATCGGAGAATATGCAGCAGAAAAGAAACCAGAAGTCATCGTATGTATTGGAGACTTTGCTGATATGCCTAGCCTTTCTAGCTATGACGTTGGTAAGAAGTCTTTCGAAGGTAGAACCTATAAGGCAGATGTTGAATCTACCAAAGAAGCTATGAGTTTGTTAATGAAGTCCATCCAAGATGAGCAACAACGGTTAATTAAAAACAAAGATAAGCGTTGGAATCCAAGACTCATCCTAACATTAGGTAATCACGAGGATCGAATTAATCGTGCTATTAACCTAGATAGAAAACTAGATGGTCTAATCTCAGTAGGAGATTTAGAATATGAGAAACTTGGTTGGGAAGTACATCCCTATCTTGAAGTGGTGGTGGTCGATGGGGTGGCTTATAGTCATTTCTTTACTACTGGAGTTATGGGTAGGCCAGTTACTTCTGCTGCTGCACTACTCACTAAAAAACATATGAGTGCAATAATGGGTCATGTACAACATAGACAAATTGCTTATGCTCAACGAGCAGATGGTAAACAGATGACAGGATTGTTTGTAGGTAGTTGTTATCTTCATGATGAAGATTACTTAGGTCTACAAGGCAATGACTATTGGAGAGGTATCTGGATGCTACATGAAGTTAATGATGGCTCTTTCGATGAGATGCCTATTAGCTTAAACTACTTAAAAAGAAAATATGGAGAATAGATGACAGCAATAGATAAACAAGAGGAGGGCGACGAAGTGGGATTTGGTGCTAATTTTGAAAAGATTAAACGGAAACTAAATGATGCTACACCGCAGGAGTGGGATAAAGCAACTAGAGAAATTAAATCGGGAGCTGACTATCCCGAAGACTCAGTAAAAGCAGTAGATAAACAAGTAGGTGGTAATCATTACAAAAAGTTTGTTATCCAACCTGCAGAGTTTTGTTATAAGAATAACATACCCTATTTAGAAGCAACAGCTATTAAATATCTATGTCGTTGGAGAGATAAAGGTGGTCTACAAGACTTAGACAAAGCAATACATTTTATAGAACTACTTAAAGAGTTTAACTCTGCCGATAGCTCAGTTGGATAGAGCAACAGCCTTCTAAGCTGTAGGTCGAAGGTTCGAATCCTTCTCGGTAGGCCAACATATTTGTGGAGAACCAGTATGAAGATTAAATTAGAAAATGAGAATGGAACTTACAGTATAAAAACAACAGAAGACTTTATGCACATTAATGAATACTTCAATCAACTAATCATCCCTGTGCTACAAGCTGCAGGGTTTAGTTCTAAAACAATTAAACAAGGATTAGCTGAAGACTATGGCCTCAACTAATGAAATAACTGGAGCAAGACTTGTTAGCAAAGCTAACACTAAAGAGTTTGAAGACAACTATGATTTAATTTTCGGTAAAAAGGAGAACAAGATAGATAAACAAATCACATGCACTAATTGCGGAGCATTGTTAAATGAACTTGATGTAACATGTAACAATTGTGGACAGGTTATTTAATTGATAGGGTCGGTCATTATTATGGATTACATGTATGAGCTTAACTACTGAAGAACTCTTTGAGAAGATTATAGAACAGGTTGATGAGGTGGACTTAATTGATCTACTGGGATTAACTACTGTGGACTTGGTTCATGCTTTTCGAGATAAGATAGAGGATAACTACAATGAAATTGTTTCTACGTTAGAACTATAATGTGGGATGATTTTTTTCTGCCTCCAATAAATTTAAATACAATGAGTAAAAGGATAGATATGGAATTACCTTCATTATACCAATCAATTATACACAAGTCTAGATACTCTAGACATTTGTCAGAAGAATACCGTCGAGAGACCTGGGAAGAAACAGTAAATAGATTGTTTGGTTATTTAGAACAAAAGGTTGGTGAAACACTTTCAGGTTATGAATTCCATGAACTTAGAAAAGCTGTTTATGATTTAGAAGTTATGCCTAGTATGAGACTATTAATGACTGCAGGAGAAGCTTGTGAAAGAGATAATATATCTGCTTATAATTGCTCTTATTTGGCTGTTAATAATAAGCGTTCCTTTAGTGAGGCACTTTACATACTTATGAATGGTACTGGTGTTGGTTTCTCTTGTGAACGTCAAGAGATTGCTAAACTGCCTACTATTCCTGAGTCTTTCAGAGAGGTAGATGATGTCATTGTTGTCGGTGATTCGAAACTGGGCTGGGCGAAAGCTTTTAAGAAGTTGTTATCTTCTCTGTGGGAAGGAGACATTCCTAAAATTGATTACTCAAGAGTTCGTCCTGCTGGTGCTAGGCTCAAGACATTTGGTGGTAGAGCATCAGGACCAGAACCTTTGCAACGACTATTTAACTTTGTCGTTGAGTCATTCAAAGAAGCCAGTGGAAGAAAACTTAACTCGTTAGAAGTACATGACATCATGTGTATGATTGGTGAGATTGTTGTAGTTGGAGGTGTTCGTAGAAGTGCTTTAATTTCTTTATCCAACTTAACAGATCGTCGTATGCGTGAAGCAAAGATGGGAGCATGGTATAATGATAATCCACATAGAGGACTTGCCAACAACTCTGTTGCCTACACAGAAAAGCCTGATAGTGAAACTTTCATGGAAGAATGGCTATCTCTGGTTAAATCCAAGTCAGGTGAACGAGGAATGTTTAATCGTATTGCTGCTCAAGATCAAGCAGCTAAGTGGGGAAGACGTAGTAGAGATTTCAGCTACGGAACAAATCCATGCTCAGAGATTATCCTCCGTGATAAACAGTTCTGCAATCTTACGGAAGTGGTTGTACGGGCAGATGATACCTTCGACAGCTTGGCTAGAAAAATTAGGTTGGCGACAATCCTAGGTACAATCCAATCTACGCTGACAAACTTCCAGTTCTTAAGTGAAGAGTGGAAAAAGAACACAGAAGAAGAAAGACTACTTGGTGTTTCTTTAACTGGTATTATGGATAATGCAGCCTTGTCTGGTAAGGTAGATAAAGCAACACTACCTGATACTTTACAAGCTTTACGAGATATAGCGAGGGAAACAAATGAAGAGTTTGCTGAAAGACTTAACATTACTCCTTCTGTTTCTATCACTTGTGTTAAACCTTCAGGTACAGTCAGCCAGTTGGTGGACAGTGCTAGTGGCATTCACGCTAGGCACAATGATTTTTATATCAGACGTATTAGAATGGATAAAAAAGATCCAATCTACTCGTTCCTAAAAGCACAAGGAGTACAAGTAGAAGACGAGGCATATAGACCAGAATCAACAGCAGTGTTTAGTTTCCCAATGAAAGCACCAGAAGGTGCTGTTCTACGAGATACCTACACAGCTATTGAGCAATTAGAACTTTGGTTAATCTATCAACGACACTGGTGTGAGCATAAGCCTTCTGTAACCATCTCTGTTAAAGATGAAGAGTGGCCTGAAGTAGGTGCTTGGGTTTGGAAACACTTTGATGAGATTAGTGGTGTATCTTTCCTACCACATTCTAATCACAGTTATGTACAAGCTCCTTATGAAGACTGTACTAAAGAAGAGTATGAAGCTCTCTTAGCAATCACTCCTCAATTTATTAATTGGGATGACTTGTATGAGAAAGAAGATTCTACTGAAGGTGCTCAACAACTAGCATGTGTTTCTGGTACATGCGAGATTTAATAAAGGATAAACATGTTCTCTATATCATTAAGTTTTATTTCAGGTGTTATGTTAGGATTTGAGTTTGTTAGCGATAATGATCTTCTTGATGACTCTTATAAAGAAAATCATTTTGTTATGGATCTTCTTATCGTAAGGGTGTTAGTTAGTTGGGGAATCCAAGAATGAAACTAAGTGTTTTAGGAAGTAGATCAATTAATGATTGGAAACTAGTAAACTCTCTCCTCCGAAAGGAGGTTGTAGAGGGTACAGTTGTTCTTGGTGGAAGTGCTAAAGGAGTTGACACTTTAGTTAAAGAGTGGTGTTTAGAAAATGAAGTAGACTTTATTGAGTTCTTACCCTATCACATGATAGATAAGAATGTAGACTTCACTACTAAATACTTTTTCTTAAGGAATAAACAACTAGTAGACAATGCAGATAAGGTGTTAGCTATCTGGGATGAAGAAACAAAAGACACTGAGTATGCAATTAAGTATGCACAGAAGAAAAACATCCCTGTTTTGGTAGTAAAACATCCTGTAAACAGATCAAATCCTCAAGAAGGGGTCTAGGAAGCCCTATAACGAGTTTTAGTTAAAAAGAAAGGCCATCATATTAGGTGGCCTTTTTTCTTGTCTTATAGAGTGATTGTGTAGGTCGTTTTTAACTTACTTCTCTGAAAAAACTGGTTTACCCTCTTTAACTCTTTTTCTAGCATGTTCAACTGCTTTTTTAACAATTGCATCTGTAGGTTTACCATCATTTAAAAGATAATCAATTTCTTGTTTAGTTAGTGTAGGAACTAACATAGGAATTTCTTGTTGCTTTCCATCAAAATTAACTCCAATAGAAAGTTCAGTAGAAACTTTTCCATCAGGTCTTTTAAGCTCTCCTAAAAATCCTTTACCTTTAGTAGATCCATCTTTACGATTACCATAATTAGTTGGGTTTTCTATAGAATGTCTAGATATCCCTGCTCTATCTTTTAAATTATTATATACATCCTTAACTGTTTTTGCAGAACCATCTTTATTTAAATATACATTTTTATTAGCATCTATAACTTCTTTCCTTAAAAACTTAGTTACTACAGTATCAGGAGATATTTTAAGATTTTCTAAAAATTTCTTTCCTTCATTAAATCCAAGTTTATGGAACATATAATGTTCAATATAATCTGGATCTCTTCCTAGAATTTTTTTAGCAGAATTTAAATCTTTTGTTGCTGAGTACTCCATAACTTTTTTACTTTTATCTCTATCAAATCTATCTTCTGGAGACCAATCAACTCCCATTTCTTTAGTATAAGATTTCCAAGTAGAATCTGTAAATTGAAATTCACCGCTAGCAGTAGATTTAGGATTCTTTGCTAAAGGATTTCCATCACTTTCTAATTTAGAAACTATATTTAAATAGCTACTCAAATCATAATTTTGTTTAGAAGGATAAGCAGGAGTTTCTAATTCTTCAGGAACAGCATCTGGAACTACTACAGGAGGTTTCCATGCAGAAGGCTTAGTTCCTACATCCATCCCTAAAAACTTCTTAACTCTATCTGAAACTCTAGAAGCTCTTGTAGTTTTCTCTGTCTCTACAAATTCCATTTGTTCCATACTATTCCTTTGGCTCTAGTTTTAAACCATTTCTGTTAGACTTAATCACACCTGATTTTTCTAACTCTGCAGCATCTTTAGCTTTCTCAGCATCTCTAGCTTTTTGTTTAGCTGCTAAGTCTCTTTGTGAAGAAGGAGTAATGTTTTTACCACCACCAGCTTCTTTGACTATAGGAGCAGCAGGTTTATTAAATAGTTTTTGAATGCCATATAGTTTCTTAATAACTTTAGCAGCTCCTATAAAGTAAAGCTCTGGGTAAACAGGATCAGTAGCACCACTACCAATTACATCTAGAATAGCATCTCTGTCTTCTGCAGAAAGTTCAGCAAACTCAGGACTTTGTTGAATCTTCTTGGCTTGTTGCCAAACTCTTTTTTTAACCTCTTCACTAGTTAAGACCATATCAGTTTCTTCTTCAGTAAGAGTAGATTGTTTTTCTAATCTAACACCTTGACCTACAGGAATAGCTCCTTTACCTGGCCTTTGAATAACTACATCACCAATGATATTTTCAACTCTTTCCCAAATTAAATCATTACCCTCTACAGTAGATACTGCAGCTATAAATTGAGAAAGAACTCTAGGATTACTAAAATCTAAAGGTGTTCTAGGAGACACACCCATAATTTCAGAAATAGAATTAATTACTTCTGTTTGCATACCCATTAAAGCTTCATCAGTGCTAGGTCTAAATGCTTTGTATAAAAGAGCTACGTTGTTTTTAGGAGGATTATTTCCAGTACCTATAGCTAAATCCAATATTTCTTTAGCTCCAGCAATAATACCTTCTTCAGGAGAATTAAATTGAGCAGGTTTTACTTTATCTTTATCCATTAAACTTAATGGATTATTAGTTCGATAAGAAGAATCAGAAATAAAGTCTTGGAAGTAAGTGCTAAAGTAAGACGGAGCAGCCTCTTTAGGAGTTCTTCCTGTTAATGCAGCATAAGCTCCTAAACCTCTATTCATAGGAGCAGTAAATCTTTCTTGATCTTCTTTAGAAAGACCTAAAATAGTAATTTTACCAGTAGTTTCATTAATTTCAGAAACTTGAATGTTAGGATTTGTTCTTAAAAGTCTAAACAATCCTTGATGAAGAACATCTGCAAAAGACTCTACTACCTCTAAAGACTTAGCTTGATTGCTTTCATCCATAGATAAAGTAGCATCTTTGTTCTTAGGATCAGCTAAATAAGTAATATACTCATCCATGTTTCTATAAGCAGTTGTAGCATCTTTTTGTACATTAGGATCAGTTATACCATCAATGAATGCAGAAATCATATTATTCATAGGTTTAATTGAAGAGACATTTCCTTGTCCAACATCTCCCATAACTGCACTTAAAGCACTTCCAGCAATACTAGTGCTCCCAGGTAAACTAGGATCTTGGTATTGTCTTGGGAAAGTTTTCATTAATCCACTTGCTATGTCAGCAAAGTCAATTAAAATTTCTTTTCTGTCGTTATTTAATAGCCAAGCTGGATCTAAGCTTGCCATAATATTAGTTAATGCATTTAACTCTGAAACATTAATTTTATTACGCAAACCTATATTTTGAGTAGATACTAGAGTGTCTTCTTGATTTTTAAGAAATTCAACAGCATCAGCACCACTCTTAAATTTACTTATTCTTTCAAATAAATCATCAAATCTTTCATCATAAAAAGTAACAAGTTTACTAATTCTTTCATCACCCATAAATCTAGAAAATTGTTTTCTAAGATTCATTTTACCCTCACTAATTTTTTCACGCATCTGATTAATTTGCTCAGGATACTTAGTACTACTATTAGCTATTTCAATTAATACAGACTGTGTTTTAGTAAACCAACCTTCTGCAGCATCAAAATGAACTCCATCTCTAACAAGTTCATTTTGTCTTATTTTATCAAGAGTTTCACCACTTTCATTTAATACTTTTAAATCTTCTGCAGCACCTTCTTGTTCTCTTTTTTTATCTATTAAAACTTTAGCTAAATTAAGATCTACTACACCATTTACTGTAAAACTTTTTTCAGGAATATTACGTTCTTTTACTTCTTGGAAAATAGCTTTACGTTGTTCATCTATAGCTTTTTGTTGTTGTTCTGCAAAACTATCATCAAGTCTAAGTCTTTCTAAAATACCACTATCCCCTAAGACATTAGACAAAACATTTCTAATTTCTCTAGCATAAGCTGGATTTTGATTTATGTATTGCTTTGCTTCAGTTAAAAGCATTTCTTTAAGAGCAAAAGAATTTATTCTACCTTGAGTAGCTGCTTGTTGAAGTGTTCTAGACTTAGCTTCAAATGCTTCTGTAACCTTAGAAGTTAGCATAGGTACTTCTTCATCAGGCTGAACTAAGTAATCTCCTAAAACATCTACATCTTCTTTTACTTCAGCTTGGTAAGAAGGACTACCTAATTTAGCTTGCTGCACAATTCCTTCTAAGTCAGCTTGAACTTTACCTTGTAACTCTTGTAGTTTTTTATCTTTATAAATATCATAACCTGCAGCAGCTACAGTAGCTAAATTGCCTAAGCCTTCCATTGAACTTCTAGTACCAGAAAAGCCAGCTAATCTATTAGCATTAGGCTGTGCTTGATACCCACTAGGGGTAACTACTGGTTGAAAAATAGGATTAGCCATTGTTTTTTCCTTTAACGTAATCTAACAGTTCTATAGTTTTTGGATCGTCTTTATTAATTTGTCTTAAATAGTTATCAGCTTTTATTAACTCATTACTATAGTTACCATTAACTTGATCTAAAAACCTAGACATTAAACTTGAACCCATTTCAGTAGCTTCAAATCTTTCAAACTCAAATATTTTATTACCAATGTACTCAGCATCACCTTCTGTAAGAGTTCCATTGTCTACTAACATAGTAATAAGACTATTCATTCTTTTAAGTCTAGTTCTGTAAGCATCAATGTCATCACCAAGACCATCTTTTAAATGTTGATTAACAAGTTGCTTGTGAACATCTTTAGCTAAATCATCAAGTCTTTCTTTTCTGTTTTTAAATGAAGCGTTAACTTCAAAAGCTAACATCTCTCTCTGAGGAACAACACCAAAAATTTGTGCAAATGCCTCAGCTTTTGTAACATCATCTAAGATAAGTGTACCACTTTTACTTCTTTTTTGTCCTGTTGTGTACATAAGAAGAGCTTTGTTTGCATTGTTAAAACCAGAAGCAAACTCTAAAGCTTCATATAAAATATTCTTTGCTAGTTCTGGAGTAACTTCTTTTACAGTAAACCAAGAGTCCATTTCACGTAAAGTTTCACCAATACCCCCTACTGCTGCAACTGCAGGGAATCTAGCTCCTTCTTTACCTTTCTTATAAAACTCATAGGCAGTAACCATAAAATCAATGTAAGCTATACCTAAACCAGTTACATCATTATAAGGAGTCATACCACGAGAAGCAAGTAATGTAGGAGGTTCTTCATTATACAAAGTAGCAACTAAGTTTGAAAAAGCTCTATCAAATATACCTACTCTTAGAATGTTAGCATACTTTTGAACTTCTTCATTTTCATTTTGATCTAAGAAATGATAAACTAAAGGACCACCTGGAGAACCATAGTAGGCTCCCCACATAGAGGCTCTTGCAAAAGCAAGTCTAAGTCTCTCACCTGTAGAAAGTTTAGTAGCTGATGCTGAAAACAAATTCATAGTTTGTTTTTGAGTAATAGCAGCAAACTGTAGCAATATTGCAGCAGCACCTGATTGATATGGATAAGAGCCAGCTCTAGTCATAGAGCCTGACAGTCTCCACTCTTCATAGCTAATATCTTCAATAGCTTCTTTAGTGTTCCACTTTTTACCTGGATTTTGTTCAATCCATCTGTTCTTAGCTAAGATCCATAAACCAAGTCTATTATTAGTTTCTGCAAAGTCAAAGCCTACTTTTCTAGAAACTTTAGTTACTGCTTTAGGAATAGCTACTGTGTTATTAAATGCTTTTTCCCAACCAGTTTCTAGCAAACCTCTATCCATGTTATCAAACACATCATGTACAAGCATGTTTAAGTCAATAGATTCCATTAGACCACTCTGTTTAATTGCATTTACAGTGTCTAAAAACTCTTTTTCATCCATACCTACAGCTAGTTTTTTAGCTGCATCAAAGTAACCTGAACCTGCTCCTTTAAGGATAGGAGCTTCAGACATAAGAGCTAGTCTAACAGCAGACAACTGAGCCATACTAGTTAAAGCAGTTGTTGGATGTATTGCATAATACTCAAGAAGTTGTGCAGGTTGAATTAACCACTGTCTTTGTGGATTTAAAGTAATGTAAGCTAATGAAGCAATCTTTCTAGGAACTTCTACAAGTAGGTTAGGCTTTTTAGCTAAGTCTCTAATAAGACCTGCAGGAACTTTAAAAGATTCAACTACATCAGCAATACCTGTAAGAATATTTTTCCATTGAGTGTCACCCCAAGTTTCAAAAGACTTAAGTTTACTATAGTGTTTATAAATCTCTCTAGCTTCTTGTAAACGAATACTATCCTCTCTACTAATTAAAGAAGAGCTAGGTCTAATGTCATCTATTTTAGTAGGAAACTCTCCATTAGGTAAGAACTCTTTGTAAGAAGCTACAAACACTTCTTTAGTCGATCTTTCCCAAACATCAAATTTACCTTGAGTAGACAAAGATTGAATTGTATTAGCTAATGTAGTAAGTCTATCTTCAATAGGAGCTACACCATTATTAATTGTTTTAAGAGCTTCTCCACGTTGTTGTGCATTTCTAAGAAGATTGTCATGTGCTTCGTAGTCAGACATAATTCTACCAAAAGACTGAGATCTGTCTGCTCTAACTTCTACTACATAACCAGCATACTCTGGATCATTTTCAAATTCTTTTCTAAGTCTATCAGCATCAAACTCAGATTGAGCTGCTCCCTTAGTTTGTCTGTAGTTTTTTAAAGTAGCAGGATCACTAACAAGTAGTCCATTTACAGTTAGCTTAGTAGGAATAACATCAACAAAGAAATGAGCCTCTTGTTTAATAGGAGAGTATCCAGGAATTCTAGGCACAACTTGTTCTGGAAGTAAATCTATTTTAGACTTAGTTCCACCAATTAAAGAGTATTGATAGATGTTTCCATCTTCATCTGGAAAAGGATTTTTATGTCTTACTAACTGTTTACCACCAACATCAAAGACACCTTCAGTTTTACTTTCATCTTGTTTAAATTTAATCTTAGTATTTAAATCATAGTCCCAAACATCTACTGGTTTTATTTCCCCAGGTTTAAATGTAAAGTCTGGAGTAACAGGACCTGTATATTTAAAAGTGTCTGTACTAGAATCAAACACTTGTAAGCCACGATTAAATCCCTCACTAAGAAGATCATCTCTGTGCTTTATATTTACCAAAGTGTGTAAGTAATGATTAATTCTACGCCAATAGGTATGAGTTTCCAATAAATTTTCTACTTGTCTAGAATTTAAATTTGGAAATCTTTTTTGCAAGTCTACTATACTAAAATACTCTTTACCTAAACGTTCACCTTCATTTATAAGTTCGTTAAGTTCTTTTCTATGTCTAGTAGAAGCAATGCTTTCTCTAGCAATGTTAAGAAGAACTGCCATCTCTCTAGCAGCCCTTGGAGCTATTCTAGCAGCACTTTTTTCAAACCATTCTGGAAACCTACCTGGACCAAATATATGTCTACCTAAAGAAGATCTAGCAAGTCTAGATACATCTATGCCTAAGAAGTCACCTTTAATAGAATTAATACCAAACAAACTTGCTTTAATATCATCGTATTCTTTTTTCCATTCCCAGACTACAGCAAATTGTTTTTCTTTAATGTTCCTAGTATTAGGAATATTTTTAAACTTTTCTGTAAATCTATCATAGGCAATCTGATGAATCTTATTCTCATAGTCTTTACCAGTAAGTCCATCAATACTAGGAAAATCTGTATGAGCTAACTCATGTTGTAAAACAAACTGTACAAACTCATCTGGAGTATTAAATTTTTCTTTAAAAGCATCAGACTTACTTTCCCATCTTTTTTTAATTTCATCTACATCTAAGACAATTTCTTTACCAAAATTATGACCAAGAATACTTTTGCCGTTTTCGTCTAAAAGTGTTTTACCATTTTCATCATAAACTTTACCAACTCTTACTGGAATACCTTTGTATTCAGTAGGAATTTCTCTCATCATTTCTTCTCTAGTCTTGAATTGCTCTTCTTTTAAAAGCTGTTCAGGAGTGTAACGTTTACCTGTATTAATGTCTTCAATAGAAAGACTACCTCTTAAACTACTGTCTAAAGAGTTAATACTGTTTTCAATTTGCTTAAAGGTTGCTACTGTGTCACTTCTAGAATAAAAAGGATAGTTACCGTCTTTAGTAAAATAGGCTTTACCTTCCCACAAGTTAGTTCTTGTAGGAGTAACTATAGACATAGCTTGATTGTAATGGAATCCGTGATTATTTACTATTTCATATACACGTTGATTTTCTTCAATACGTTTAGAAGCATTTTGTAAATTAGGATCATAAAATTGTTCTGCAATTACAGCAGCTACTTCTTTATCTTTTTCTAAAATTCTAGTAGTAATGTCTGGAAAATGTTTAAGTTCTGGACCAAACTTAGGAAGAGAATAAGCACTTAGTAATGCAGCTTGATCTGTTCCTAGTGCTTTAAAAGCTTCGTCTGAAGATTCTTTTAATGCAGATGTAATAATTTCTGCAGCAATAGGAGGATTAGTTTTAGTTAAAACATCTACACGACTTCCATTAGAAACTGATGGATATCCTTTTCTAGATAAAGAAAGATACCTAGCTCCTACTAAAAAAGGAAGATTAAGTGGATCTAAAGCTACTCCACCTATAATAGAAAATCCAGCACTACCTGTATTATCATACAACCAATTAGAAATATTTCTTGCTGGAACACCTAATATAGAAAGTTTTTCAAGAAGAGTGTCTCTAACTTCAGTAATATTTTTATTATCATAAGTAGTTCCCCAACCACTCATCAAATCTTCTGCCGCTTCTTTACCTGCAACAGCATCTTTTTCTTTTAACATAACAAGCATTCCCCAAATACCTGTAGGAATTGCTTTAGCTA